TTAATACCATCCTTGCAAAGTTGCAGACGTTAGCTGAGTACTTCCGGGCTTTTACGGTTGCTATATTTGGTGATGCAGCAGGCGGGAGTGGGAGTGTGGCAGATTCTATGGATTCCGCAGCTGGTTCTTCTGGGAACATTGCAGATAACATGGGGAGTGCGGCAAACTCAGCGAAGGAAATGAACCGGCAACTTGCCAAATTTGACGAGCTTAATAATCTAAGTTCCAACCGTAATTCTGGTGGTGCTGGAGGTGGAGGCGGCGGGGGTATCCTGGGAGACCTGGACCTTGGTATGGATAATGTGCAGGCCGAGGCAGATAAGATATCCAATAAAATAATTGATGCCTTTAAGGTGGGGGATTATTATTCCGTTGGCGCTTATATTGGCGCCGCCATCACAGATGCCTTGCGGAAAATCAATTGGAATGATGCGTATGAATCTGCAAGAAATTTCGGACGTGGTTTTGCGCAGTTTCTCAATGGTCTTATATCTCCAGAGCTATTCTGGGAAGTGGGGCATTCCATTGGTGGAGCACTCAATACGGCCTTGTATGCAGCACTGGAATTTGGAAAAGAGTTTGATTGGTCCAACTTTGGATTATCCATAGCAGCGGGAATAAACGGATTTTTCTCGACCTTTGATTTTTCTGCCCTTGGAAGTGCCGCCTCTGTATTTGCGATAGGGTTGTTGGATACCATAGCAACAGCCCTGGAAAATACAGACTGGTTTATGGTGGGACAGAAAATAGGGGAATTTTTCGCGGCATTGGACTGGGATACTATTCTTGCAATAACGGGGCGGCTTATAATTGCAGCTATTAGTGCAGCCATTTCAACGTATGCGGGGCTTTTGGATGCAGCTCCTATAGAGGCAGCTATTATTGCTGCTGTTGCGGGGTTCAAGTTTG